TGACGGTTTCCTGCGTCTGGAAAATCTTGCCTTCCAGCAGGTCGATGATCTGAGCCTCACCGTTGTTTTTGGCTTCTTCGATACCGCTGATCGTCACGGTAGCCGCATACTGTCCCCAGTCGTACTCAGCGGCAGAAATGCCAGTCTGAGCAGTCGTGTCAATAGTATCCGTGGCTTCGTACGAACCAGCCGTACTGTTTGTCCCGTAAATAATCGGGACGACGATTGCCTGCCCACCACTGATCCGACGAATGGTCTGGCCGTTCGTCAGGGCGTAGAACAACGGCCTTGCGCTGAAGATGTTATCTGTCAGTTTCGGGATGTAGTTCTTCAGGGTGGTGGAAAGAATCTCGTCAAAACTGCTGTTACCAGCCATGATTCTTACCCCCTTAGAGGTTTAGGTGCTGTGTTGTTTCTTAGCGAGGGCAAAGGCTTCGCGTAGAGAACCAATCTTCTCAGAAGTAACAGTTGGCTGCACAGCCCCCGACTGGGTGGACTTACCACCCGCCACGGTTGCCGACTGACGCTTGTCGTCAGTGATGTCCTGCTCCTGCTGAAGTTTCTCAGCAGTAGCGGCCACCTGACCATAACTCATGTGCGTAAATGCTGCTTCCAAGTTGGGGATTCGATTCGTCAGCGCGTGATGAAACAACGCCTTCTCATCGAAATCTCCGTATTGGCCCTTTAGTTTGACAACTTCTTTGTCCAACGCCTGTTGTCTGTGAGTGCGCGCCTGCGCTGCCACCTGAGCCTCAAGGCTTTGGAGCCGCTGATCGCGTGGGTCCGGTTCCTGCTGCCATTCCTCTTCGTAAGAAGGCTGGGCTGGTTGCGGGGACTGGTTTTCCACACCGAATGCTTGCCCCAAAGCCGTCAGCGTCCCCATTGGATCAGACTCCAATGCGGTCACGATGGCTTCGGCTTGTTGTAGACGCTCACGTTCGGATGCCAACTCCTGCGTCTTACGGGTGTAATCCGCCTGTCGCTGGTATCCGTCGCGAAGTTCGCTCAGGGTGACCTGACGTTCCTCACCGTCAATCTTGACGGTGTGGTCACCGGGTTCCGTTGCTACTTCTGATGGCACCACCGGGGTGTCCGCCATAGCGGGTTCTGGTGATTCCGTGTTTTCTGGCACTTGGCCTCCTCGGGAGTCCGCGAGGGTTGCTCCTAATAGACAGCGCGGGGGTGTCCCACGTTGTGGTTATAACGCTGGCAGTTCCAAACCCATTTGGCCTTGGAGTTGTGCCAACAACTCGGGTGGTATCCCACCCGTGGGCGCAAAAGCGCCTTCATCGTAGAGGGGAACGCCCCCACCCGGGGGGAGAACGCCGCCACCGGCGGGGGGAGGTGCCGCCGGTGGCGGGGGCGCCTCTGGGGCGCCTTCCGCGGCTGCCCCACCTGCGGGTGGGGGCAGCGGCGGCTGTTGAGTGACGAACCGTTCCGGGTCGGTGATGCCAAACCCGTCCTGAAGTATATGCACAGCCAGAGCCGCCGGGTCGATGACTCCGGCACCGATCAGCGGCGCCACAGCCTGCATCAACGAAATGGCCTGCTGTTTGCGAATCGTGTCATTCAACGGCTGCGTAGATCCAGCCACCACCGCGAAATCATATTCTCCGGTGATGTCCTCCCGTGTGTACGGCACCCACAGGCTGTCACCTCCACGTTTCGATACGCGGGCCATCTGGTCGCCTGTCATGTACTGCTGCATCAGTTGGACGACGCGACGCCCGATCACGGCAATAGCCAGTTCGATGATCGCCAACTTGTCAGCCGCACGAGCGTTCTGAGCGTCGGCGATGATCGACGCTTCGGTGGCTGTGCGCCGGATCTCCGGCATGGCCCCCCGGGCGTACTCCGATACGCCCGACACCTGCATGATGTCCGCTTCGATAATGTCGCTGTACTGGTAAATCTCCGGGGAGATTTGCACCTGCGGCATGGGGACGACAACTTCGCTCAACGGCTTGTTCTCGTCCACCACAGGCACCATCCGACTGTCTTGGTCGGATTCCAACGCCTCACGGCCCTCAGGGCCGAACGAACGCTCATGGTACAGGTACTTGCGGGCATATCGTTTACGGTCGTTCATCAACTGGGTTCGGGTCTTATCCAACTCCAACTGCAACGATTCGATGGGTTCCAACTCGCCCAGCGGGTAGAAGTGGTCCGGTACGTCATAGTTGCGGACCATCACGAACGGCTGACCGTACGCGTAGGGCATGGGTGCCGGGTCGATCAGGAATCCCTGACCGTTCTCGGCAAACACGCTCATCGTGTTCCGGGCGATGTCGTAGAACTCCCAGATGACGACACGATCATCGGGGGTGTAGTACTCGCGCTGATCCTCAAACACATGGTCGTAGCCGGTCAACACCCGGGCGTCGGCCGACAACTCGGAGCGCGTGGTGCGCTTGTACCGGGTGTCGGACTTAGCGTCCTCCAATGGTCGCACGATCCGCTGGGCGATCCACGTCATGTCCGCTTCGCACGTCGCCTCAGGGTCAAGCAGAATGTCGAACGGGGAGACTCGCTCCACGAACGGCTGGTCTTCAACGACCATCATCTGCGTTTCAGGGATATTAGCGGCCATCTCCTCTTCGGTGGGCAACTCGGCAGCGAACTCCGGCATCTCCGCCGCCGCATAGTCGGCTTCCAAGATGGCCCGGTCCATCATCTCCTGTCGTTCAGCGTCAGCCAGCGCCCGCTCCTGCTCCAAGAACCGCCAGCCGACCTTTACCCAGCCGTGGCCGACGATCAGGAAGTCTTTGACGGCCTGCTTGAACGGCTTACGGAAGTCATGGTGCCGCCACAGGTGGTTGATGACCGCTTCCACGAACATGGCGCGGTCCCGGTCTTCCTCGTTGTTGGCGTGAACCACGATCTTCGGGTGGTTCACCGACACCGACGGGCCGATGACGTTCACCGTGGAGAACGCCAGATTGACCGAAATCAGATCGTCCATGCTGGCCGTCGTGCGCGGCCAATGGCGTCCCCGGTACAGGTCGATCATACGTCGCCACGTATCGTTGAACCCCTCCTGCTCGTGCCAGCGGCGCGACAGTTCGATACGCCGGTGGTACAGGTCGTGAAGTTCGACGCGCGTCTTTCGGGCCATCAGAAGTACGCCTTGTCCGGTAAGCGTTCCAGGTTACGTCCCTGAGCCAACGCCTCCTCCTTGGTTTTCCGGCCACGCTCCTCGCGGCTCAAATGCTGCTCGTTCGGGGGCAGCGTGGAACGATACCCCCGCCCCGTACCCACCCGGAGGGTGAGGAGTTTCTGCCGCCACTCCCACAACTCGTCCAACTCTGCCTCAGGCAGAGTGCCACGGTGGAGTCGGGTGTAGTCGCAGAACTCTGCGTATGTTGCTGTCCGGGCCAGAACGGCCACAGTTATGGACGCTTGGTATGCGGTGCAGCGTTGTGACCCTTCAGGTCCGGCTGCGGCTTTGACGGCTCAACCTTGCCCGTCACACCGTGCTGGTTGAACGGCGTAGAACGCACGCTGGTTTCCCCATAGCCGCCCGTCATATGAGCGTACTCAGGGTTACCAAACCGCTGCTTGGGTGAGTTCGGTGCAGCCGGTTCCCAAATAGGGTTGGCCGACACGGAACTGCCGCGCTCCATCTTGTTGTTCTTGCCCGTAGCGCCGTCAATGGTACGAGTACCGTTGGTGTGCGAAACGAACTTTCCTGCTGCTGACATGAAACCCCCGTTTGGTTCCCGGTATGAATCGTTACACGGTGTAACGATTCTCCTACCTACCGCCGATACGTGTCCCACGCATGGTGTGACCGCCAATGTGCATGGGATCTTTGGAGTCCGTTTCCCGCATAGCCAGACGCTTCCACCAGTCAACCGTCCAATAATCGTCCACATGCTCAATGTACTCCGGGGAATGAGCGTACTTCCGCATCTGGTTCGCCAAAGCGAGGGCAATCACCCGGTCATCGAACGGTGATCCCGACATCGTTCCCCGCTCGTTCCGGGTGAACGTCCGCAACTCCCTGATCGTGTTCACGTCGTAAATGACCAACTCGTCGTTCCGCAACGCCATGCCCAGATCGTCCACCAGCAGAGGCTTAGAGGTTC